ACCTGCACCTGATCCTAATGCATCAGAAATGCCAACTGACGAACCTCCTGCAGAACCTTCTGAAGAAACACCGAAAAAAGACAAAGATGCTGTTATTAATGATTTTGTCGATTTTTTAAATAATCAAGTAGGAATTGTTGGCAAGTTAAAAATTATATTTAAAATGATTAGAATAGCCACAAAGGATGCAGATCCGAAAGATAAGAAAAATTTATATCGATTATTAGCTAGAGTTTCAGACAGAAAAATGCATGAACCAGTAAAAGACGAAGACGAAAACGAAGAATCATAATATGTCAAAAGAAAACAAGTTACAAAACATCAAAGCAGTCAAAGAAATGATTGCAGGAACACACAAGTTTCAAACCAATAAAACGTATGGACCAGGAGGGGGAAAGCGTTATGAATGGCACGAAGTTGGAGATAAGTGGGAAGAAACAGAAGCAGATGGTACTACCTGGATTGTAGAACAACATCAAGGATTTCGTACTAAAAAATCTAAACATGCAGAAGTATTTCAAGAAGTACGAGACTTTTTGCAATCATTTCCAAATTGTCCTAAAGAAACATGTACATGTGATCCAAATTATCATTTAAATAAAAAAATGAGAACAATACATGGTATGGGTTTAGACTGTGTTATTGATATGGAACACAAATTAAAAGTAGAAGGTAAATTTGATGAATATGCCAGAACACGTATTGAAAATAATGCTAGAGAATGGCTGCAGCGAGCAGAACAGGATGTTGAAATGTTGAGAAAAGCATACACTGAAGCTTCAAAAGTAGTTATTAATGGCGAAGGAGAAATAGATACATATGCAGCCAGAATGACTCCAGAAGAATTTAACGAGAAAGTTGAAAAAGGATTTGAATCATATAAAAAAGATTTTTTAGAAAAATTAGAAAAAAACGTAATAAAGAAAAACGATGAAAACAATTAAAAAATATTGGATGCATATAGTTGCTGCATTTGGAGCTTTATTTGCAATTTTTTGGTTAATTGCTAATGCTTTTCGCCGAAATAAACTAGAAAAAAATGAAGAAAAAATCAAAGAAAATGAAAAAGATATTTCTAAACTAGAAGGTAAACAAGAAGAAGTTGAATCACAACGTGCTAAGTTTAAAATTGAAATTGATCAAATAAAAGAAGATATAAAGAAAACAGAAGAAGTAAAAAAGAAAAAACCAGGCCGACCTAGACGCACTACTTCTGATGCAAAACAAAATGTTTTAAACAAAACTAAACGTGGTAAAAAATGATAAAATGGTTCATAATAATATTGTTCCCTATTGTGTCATATACACAAACACCGCCAGATACATGTTTTACTGAACAAGAAATACAAGATATATCAAATACACTAGATGATTTATATTTTAAAGATTCAGTTAATAATGTGTTAATTACACAACAAAAACTACTTATACAAAAACAAGAATCTTTAATACAATTAGATTCTTTACAGTTACAATACAAACAACAACAAATCAATTTATTGCAAGACAATATAAATTTATACATTGAACGTGAAAAAATGCTTCAACCAAAATGGTATCGTTCAAACGTACTTTGGTTTGGTGGAGGAATAGCAACTGCGGTATTAACGGCATTTTCTATTTCACAACTAGTTAATTGATATGAGTCAACCCAATATAAAACAGATCATACAACAACAGTACGCTATGTGTGCTGCAGATCCTGTTTTCTTTATGAAACAATATTGTTATATACAACATCCTAAACGAGGCAAAATAAAATTTAATTTATATGACTTTCAAGAAGATTCACTAACACAACTTCGAGATAATCGATATAGTGTGATATTAAAGTCAAGACAGTTAGGTATTTCAACTCTTAGTGCTGGATTTGCTTTATGGAGCATGTTGTTTAAAGAAGATTTTAATGTATTAGTTATTGCAACTACACAAGAAGTAGCTAAAAATTTAGTAACTAAAGTTCGAGTCATGCATGACAATTTACCAAGTTGGCTGAAAGGAACTATAGAAGCTGATAACAAATTATCATTAAAATTTAAAAATGGTTCTCAAATCAAAGCAGTATCATCTGCTACGACAGGAGCACGTTCAGAAGCATTATCTCTTTTAATAATTGATGAAGCTGCATTTATCAGAAACATTGAAGAAATATGGATTGCATCTCAAGCAACACTATCAACAGGTGGTGGTGCTATAGTTTTATCTACTCCTAATGGTATAGGTAATTGGTTTCATCAAACATGGGTTGATGGAGAAACTAACTCACTAACACAATGGCATAACATTAAACTGCATTGGACAGTGCACCCAGAACGAGATCAACAATGGCGTGATGAACAAACACAACTTTTAGGGGAACGAGGCGCAGCACAGGAATGTGATTGTGACTTTATAAGTTCCGGGCATACTGTGGTAGATGGTAATATTTTATTAGAATACGAGAATAAATGCATACAACCAGTTGAAATGAGGGGATATGATAATTCGTATTGGATTTGGGAGTATCCAGATTATGCAAAAGATTATGTAGTAGTAGCTGACGTTGCTCGTGGCGATGGAGCAGACTGGTCTACATTTCATGTTATTGATGTGGAAACAGTAACACAAGTTGCAGAATATAAAGGTAAACTACCTCCTAAAGACTTTGGTAATATGTTGGTTTCAGTTGCAACAGAATGGAATAATGCACTTCTAGCTATTGAAAATGCAAATATAGGTTGGGCTGCAATACAACCAGCGCTAGACCGAAATTACGAAAAATTATTTTATACATACAAAGATGATGGATATGTAGATGTAGATGTGCAACTTAAAAAAGGGTATGACATGAAAGATAAAACGCAGATGGTTCCTGGAGTGTCTACAACATCTCGTACACGTCCATTAATGATATCTGCGTTAGAAATGTATATGAGAGAACGTACTCCTGTAATAAAATCTAAAAGACTGATACAAGAATTATTTGTATTTGTTTGGCTAAATGGAAAAGCTCAAGCACAGGTAGGATATAATGACGACCTTGTTATGAGTTTTGCTATTGCACTTTGGTTGCGAGATACTTCTTTAAAATTGCGGCAACAAGGAATTGACTTAAATAAACGAGCTTTATCACAATTTCAAAAATCATCAGACGTAATATATACTGGCAATAAAAATCCTAAAGATACAGGATGGTCTTGGAATAATGGTCAAAATGATGAAAATTTGACTTGGTTATTATAAATTTGCTTGGTTCTTTAACTAGTTATATTTATATTAAAAGAAATACTTATGGCATCTTTAAGAAAACGTTTGCAAAATCTTTTTAGTACTAATGTTGTCGTGCGCATGTACGGTAAAGATAAGTTAAAAGTAGTAGACACTAATCGATTACAATCATCCGGTAATTTATCTCAAAGTAAAGCTGCAGATCGTTATACTAGACTGCATGGATCTAATCGTCATAAAATTGGTGGAGTAGGTCATGGAGGATATGATTCAAACTATTATATGCAACAGAACCGTATGCAACTTTATACGGATTATGAGATGATGGATAAAGATCCGTTAATTCATTCTGCATTAGATATATATTCAGATGAATCTACACTTGCAGATCAATTTGGAGATATATTAACTATTAAAACTGATAAAAATCATATTCAGAAAATTCTTTATAATTTATTTTATGATATTTTAAATATTGAATTTAATATGTGGGCCTGGATTCGCAACTTAACTAAATATGGAGACTTCTTTTTAAAATTAGATATTGCAGACGAAATTGGTATTATTAATGCCCGACCGTTTTCAAGCTATGAAATTGAAAGATATGAAGAATTTAATGAAGAAACAGGAGAGTATGAAATTAAATTTCGTCATACTGCAGACAACTTAGAATATTATGATGTTTTTGAAATAGCACATTTCCGAATGCTTTCTGACTCAAATTTTTTACCATATGGTAGATCCATGTTAGAAGGCGCAAGAAAAGAATTTCAAAAATTGATGATGATGGAAGATGCAATGCTTATTCACAGAATAATGCGAGCTCCAGAAAAAAGAATATTTAAAATTGATATTGGTAATATTCCGCCAAATGAAGTTGATACATTTATGGAACAGATTATCACTAAAATGAAAAAAATTCCACATATAGATCAACAAACAGGAAATTACAATCTTAAATTTAATCTCAACAACATGTTAGAAGATTACTATTTACCAGTACGAGGAGGAAATTCATCTACTCAAATTGATACGCTTCCTGGAATGACATGGACAGGAACAGAAGACTTAGAATACATCAAAGATAAAATGATGGCTGCACTCAAAGTTCCAAAACCATTTCTAGGATATGCAGAAGCAGTTGAAGGCAAAACAACATTAGCATCCATGGATATGCGTTTCGCAAGAACTATTGAACGCATACAAAAAATAGTAACATCTGAATTATATAAAATTGCT